GCAGCCCTGCATCTCCTCCCTCGGCGGCCCTCTCTCTCAGCCACAAGCCAATGGCCCGCGACTCATCACCGCTCAAGAGCGGGACGCTCGTGGCGAGGAGGCGCAGCGTGGGGTCCGCGCCGTGCTCGTGGAACACGCGGCGGACGTCCTCCTGGGTGACATCGAGCCGACCCAACGTATGCTCCTGGCTATGGTTCACGCTCTCTTCCTCACGCTCTGGTACGTGGCCTTGCTCTGGGTCACTGTGTCTGCTGGGCGATGACATAAGGGCGTCCCCTCCCCGAGGACGTCTATAGCCTCGCCGCAGCTCGGACGCTTCCCCTTGTATCGTGCTTGCATCTCTGACTCCTCTCGACCGGTTGTTAGTATGTCTCTCTATCCTTTCGCTTTTTCCGCTCCTCTTCCCACTCCGCGTTCCGGGCTTCCAGTCGCTCTTCCCAGGCTTCTGGGTCTTCTCCTGGCTCCAGCGCATAGACATGGTAATCGTCGAGGTCGCCGAGCATGTCCTGAAAGTCCTCATCGCCCACGTCGATGCCGGCGGGCGTCACCTTGGCGCCCGAGTAACCGGCGTCGTGCAGGCTTTTCTTGATCGCGTCCATCTCATGCAGTGCGGGGCCAATCCAAGCCGGCATTACCTGTTCGCCCATCCACACTTCGTACTGCGTCTCGGACTCCATCATCTCTGACTCCTTCCGACCAATCGGTCGATGAGATACTGTAATCCAACGGTACGATTTATGTCAAGCGCCCCTGGCCTTACCCTTACCTTTCGCCGCTGGCGTGGTGGCGTTGGCGATGATGCGGCGCCCCGAGGTGGCGTTGGTGGTGGCGTACCGCGTGGCGCTGGCGATGGCGTGGCGAGCCGCTCAGGCGCCCTGGGGAGCGATTCTGCCTGGCATGGTGTGGGGGCAAAAAGAGAGGGAGCCGCCAGGTCGGCAGCTCCCTCGGTCGGGCATGCGGTCTATAGCTGCGGGCGCGCTATTGTGCGCTGGCCTCGGGCTCGATGATTCGCGTTCCGTCTACTCCGGCAGCGTCTACCAGGACGTCGAGTGCGTGGCCGGTATCTAGCGACTGCGCTTCCTCGCTATCCGTTAGCAGGCACCGGGCGCGGTGCGCGACGTATCGGCAATCCTCGCGCAGGCGCTCCAGCTCAAGCGCCAGGCGGTCTACCTCGGCTCTTGCTGCCCGCAATTCGGCGACAATCCCTGCTTCGACCCTTAGCTGTGGCATGTCTTCTGACTCCTCTTGGCGCGCTTGCGCGCGCAGTGTTCGATGTGGTGTGGCATCTTCAGGTAGTGGGACACCAAACCCACCACGACCGCCCAAGCGCTGGGCGGTTTCGCCTGTTTAGCCGAGCTTGCGGATATCCTCGGCGGTCAAGGACTCTGCCAGCTTGAACGCGTCGCCAGCTTCGAGCCAATCGTACAGCGCCTGTATGACTGGTTCGTGCGTCACGTTTATGCTCGCACCGTCGAACCAATCGATGAACCAATACTCGGCAAATACCAGTCCGCCATTCCATCCCAAGTAGAAACGGATCTCGTCGGCGGGCCCGCCGGTGCTCAAGACGAATCGAACGTAGCCGGGTTTGGTTTGGTCTCCTTCGACGTGGTCGAGGCACAGTCCATATTCGAGCAGCAGCGGATCGTCCTGGTCTGCTTCGTCGTGCCCGAGTTTGGCCAGCTCCGCTCGCTGCTCATCGTTGAGCGCATCGCCGTTGTACTCCCGGAACATAACCTCAAGTTCTTCGCGGCGTCCCTCCCACTGTTCGTCTACGCGCTCTGCGCAGGTCGCTTCCTTGTCCATGCTGCCTGGTCCTGTGGTTCTCGCGGCCGGGCGCCACGACACTCCGGCGCCGTGATACCTGCTCTTGCTCGTCGTTGTCTCTTGCATGTCGTAAAGGTATCGCAGTCGATACCGATGTGTCAAGCGCGGCACAGGTACGCTGGACGGCATGAACAAGCCAGCGCGCAGCATATCCGAGAGAGGGTTACCCGCAGCGAGAGCGCCGGACACACTGCGTCAGATAGCTTCCGAGGTAGGGGTAGACGCCACCGAACATACGCCACGCTCTACCCTGGAGGCCAAAGTGCTATCAGTGCTCTATCTCGCCGAGGGACCGACGCAATGGGATATGCCGGCAAGTGTTCGAGCGCTCGGACGTAGCTCGGCAAACCTCCGCCGGACGTTGCAGTCGCTGGAGGGTGATCAAGGTTCCCTGTCAACCGCGATGCGCGAGACAGCCGAGCGACTGGGCTTCTCGACCGACGTTCGCCTAAGCATCACCAAGGCTATCGCAAGTGGTGAACACGTGCGCCGGCGCGTGGTGCGTACCACGGGGCCGGATGGCAGGGTAAGTGAGACGGTGTCGGAGATAACGCCGAGCGCGTCTGAGGCTCTCGCCGCAGTGCGTCACGTCGACGGCATGGTCGAGCGTGAGTCAGCAGGAGCCGAGTCAGCAGCAGGAAAGCGCGCATTTGAACAACTGCTGCGCCGCATTCGGCAGTAATCCGCCCCGCCCACTTTCCCTCTGGCCCATGCCCCCCCATAGGGTCTCCGGCCCATTAGTTTTATCTCTCCCTCACCCACTCGAAGGCGAAAACGGTTTTTGGGGACCCATGTGTGGGCGCAAAAAAAGTGTGGGAGGGGGTATCGGTGGGCGTGTGGGGGGTGGTAGTGTTGGGCATGGCTACCACTATGAGTTTGACCGAGCGGGCGCTTGAGGCGGTTGATAGGTTGTTTGAGGGGCCGTATCACGAAGAGGATGCCGCGCTCTGCTTGAGGCAGGTGCGGGAGCACATCGACGACCTTTTAGAGGCTCTGCTTTTGAAGACGAGGTCCGACGGCCACCGTGATGGTGGCAATGCTCACAGGCATTGAGATGGACTTGCGCCAATCTCAATGTGCGGAGCGCACATTGAGATTTGGAATATCCCTGCTGTATAGCGGGGTTAAAACAGCCCGGCAGGACCGGGCGGAATCTTTAGGAGGATCCTGGTTTCTTTTACCGAACGTGTGACTACGCGTCCTAACGTGTGACTACGCGTCCTAAGCCATTGCCCGGGGACGACGCTATGCGTCGGGGTGGCGAGCTGAAGAGCTGATTCCTGGGGCCATAGCGGGGTTGCCCCGATCCGATATTCGGGGCCTACTTATCTGCAATGCCGAAAGAGATCTACAACGAGCTGGAGAAAGCGGCTGACAAGAAGGGCCTGAAGGGCAAGAAGCGGGACTCATACGTCTATGGGTCCATGGCCAAGCTGGAGAAGATGTTGACTGACTGGCAGGGGGACGAGCAGCCATCAAGTACCCGTTCACCAAAGCTGAGTTAGCCCTCCGAGACACCTACCTCCTCCAGGGCGCGAAAGAAGAAGACGCCCTCCTCGCCTTTGCCAAGCACATGGCAGAGGAAAAGCTGCTCTACTTTGTCTGGGAGATCCTTGGACTTGGCCACATAGAGCGGACTCTCATGCAGAAGGGTCGCGAGATAAAGCGACCGCTCCTTGATCCCAGGTATCACGGGAAGATCTGTCGCATTCTGGACTCCAACGAGGGTCAGGTGCTGATGCAGCCACGCGGCCACCTGAAGTCCATGATGTTGAAGGCCAAGTGCATGCAGATGCTCTTGAAGGACCCGATGAGCCGGGCAGTCATCTACTCAAAGACGGCGACGCTTGCCCGGAAGGCGCTCGAAGAGATCAAGCAGATGTTCAAGTTGCCGCTGATCCGGGTCTTGTGGGACTGGGTCCCGGACCCTGGCCCGAAGGAGCGGAACTGGAAGGACTCGACAAAGGACTATCTGACCCTGGCATGGCCCGAGGGGCTGGGCGCTCCGCCGCAGGGCAGGCAGATAGAGGTCTTTGGGCTCGGCGGATCGGACACCGGGTTCCACTATGACCGGGCGTTCGTTGACGACCCGATTGACGACCAGACTGTCCGCACTCAAGACCAGATAGAGAAGGTCGACACCTTCTGGGCGCTCACGAAGCCAAAGATGGAGCCAGGGGCCCCGATCTACGTCGCGGGCACCTTCTATCACTACCAGGACACCTATGCGCGGATGCGGGCCGAGTACGGCGATCGGTTCCACGCGGACGGCATCGACTTCAGTGACCCCAAGCCCATCTACAACTTCTTCACAGCCGCCTCACTGAAGAAGCTCAAGGACGACATGTACAACGCAACGGGCTCTCACTATGCGTTTGCGTGCCAGTACTGCCTTGACACCACTCCGCGGGAGGAGCAGATCTTCCCCGAGCCCTACCAGATGTATGGGCCGTCGCATCACATCTCAGGTCTTCCTGACGACGACTACATCTGGCGGGCGGCCATCGACCCGGCGCAGACCACCGAGGTCTACAGCGACTTCTCCGCACTCACCATCACTGCCACAGACAAGGCGAAGAACGTATGGGTGGTCGAGGCCAAGCAGATCAAGAAGGACCCCAATGCCTCCGCCGAGGAGATCATCGAGATCTGCTCAAGGTACCCGATCAAGGCCCTGGCGGTTGAGGCAGGCACGACCAGCGCCTACATAACCGTCCTCAAGTACAAGCAGCGAGAATGGGAGAACGCGCACCGCGAGAAGCTGCGGTGGGCATGGATAGAGCTGAAGGCCTCGAACAAGAGGCGCAAGTACGACCGGATCAATTTGACCCTTGGAGTGCTGGTGCGGGACCGCAAGGTGTGGATTCACCAGGACCACCGGGACCTTGTTTTGCAGATGTCGCTATTCAACCCGAACTACAAGGGGCACGACGACTTGATTGACTCCCTGTCCATGCACTACATGATGATCGACGACTTCAAGAGTGATTACTGGACAAAGAGCCAGAGTGGCAGTAAACCACAGATGACGATATTCAATATCGTCCGGCAGGCAATGAAGCAGGAGAAGGTTCAGACCTGGGAGGGGCACTTCGTTGATTCCGCAAGTTAACGTCGCGCAGCTATTGGCTGCCACTCCGACGGAGCACGTAGACAAGCTGTTAAAGATGCTCTCAGAAGAAGCAGAAGCTCCTCACCCCCGGATGCGGGCACAGGAGGGCTTGACCGAGTACAAGCCGACAATTCATCGCAAAGCCACATCGAGGGCGCCGGGCCGCCTTCGCGGGCTGAATAAGTTTTCGGGGCCACTCGATGCCCTTCGTTGATGTTGATTGCGCGAAGCACGGGAAGCTTGAGACGTTTTCCCAGAGCCTCTCTGGCGTCTCTTCGCTTCCATGCCCGGAATGCGGCGAGCAATCGCGTCGCGTCTGGTCGTTTGGCGGCTTCTCTCTGGGGTTCAGGTATGGTTACGACGAAGGGGCCGGGCAATACTTTGACACGGCCAGGCAGCGGGACAACTTTCTCGCAGAAAAAGGCATGAGGAAGAGATGATTGAATCGGACCTGAAGGCCATCAAGGCGCTCGTGGACAAACGCCACGAGAAACTCCAAGAAGAAGTCTTCAAGGAGATGACCGAGTACTACCAGATGTTCGAGGGCAAGCACTGGGCGAAGCGCTCGCAGTATCAGGGCCAGAACGGGAACCCGACCGAGTCCAAGGCGTTCGTCAACTGGCTGTTCTCGGTCGTTATGACCAACGTCCCCCTGCTCACCGACTCGCGGCCGGTCTGGCATGTGGTGGCCAAGCGCCCTCACCTGCAGAGGCTGGCAAACGTGTACACCGAAGCGGGAAAGTGGCTATGGCGCAAAGAGGAGCTGGACCAGAAGATCTTCCGAGTTAACCTCGACGCCCACATCGCGAAGATGGGGTGGTGGAAGATCTCGTTCAACCCCGACGTAGACGAAGTTGATGTGCAGGTGGTGGACCCCAGGAAGATCATCTGGCCGGCCGGCTATGACGATCCAAAGAAGTGTCCCTGGATCTGCTACAAAGACGAGCTGGACATGAGCTTCGTCCGCCGGATGTTCCCGGACCAGCGGGACAAGATCCTGCCTGATGGCGAGGGGGCTGGATCGCCGCTCAAAGACAAGTCCGACTGGGAGATAGACGACGAAGGCCGGAAGGTGACCTTCTACGAGGTCTGGTTCCGGGATTCGGCGACAATCAAGGACCTTCGAGCCGAGGACCGCGGCAACCTCTACCCCGAATGGGACGAGCTGGGCGACGACGAACGAGCAGAGAGGGAAGACGAAGAGGCCTTCCCGAACGGTCGCATCGTCACTTTCATCGGGCACAACCACGCCGAGCTATCTGATGTGGCGTCGCCATATGAGCACGGCGAGTGCCCGTATGTCGTTTTCTATGACTATGTCCGGCCTCACGACATGGTGGGCATAGCCGAAGCCGACCAGATCAAGACGCTCAACTGGCAGTACAACCAGTCGCTACAGAAGATGGTCCAGAACTCCAACCGATATGGTGGCGTTCAGGTGGTCGTCAACTCGGACAGTGACATAGACGCCGAGGACATGGCCCGGAAGCTCGCCAGCGGCGAGGACCACATTCACTCTGCCTCGTTCTCCGGCGGCGTCCCCGTCGCCCAGATACCAATCCCCCAGGTTCCATCGAGCAACCTGCAGCTGTTGGCGAGCATACCGGACTTGATCGAAGAGGTGACTGGCGTCACCGACGTCTCGAAGGGCGTGGCAGAAAAGCGCCAGCGGCAGTCGGCGATGGAGGTGCAGATCCTCATTGAGTCCAGCTACACCAGGATGCGACAACGTGTTCGCAACCTGGAGTGGAGCCTAAAGCGGGCGCTCACCCTCATCACCTCGATCCAGCAGCAGTTCTATACGGAGCAGCGGACCATACAGGTTCGCGAGGGCAGCAACATACAAACGCTCCAGGTCTCCAACCAGCCGCAGCAGATAGGTGAAGAGATCATTAGAGACGAAGAGGTTCCAGAGAAGCCCAACACCATGAACAAGCTGGGGCTATCAAAGGCACCGTGGGACGAGGATTACGAGACCTACATAGAGGAGCTTGGCACCGACGCGAATGCGTGGCCGGCTCGCTTCTACATGGATTTCGAGATCACCCTCGAAACCAACAGCTCGCTGCCGCAGGACCGTCAGACTTTGGCGAACCTCGCGCTCAAGCTGTACCAGCTGAAGTCCATCGACCGACAAGCTCTTCTGGAGATCTTGCAGTTCCCGAATGCTCAAGAGATTCTGGAGCGGATAGACGCCAAGGAAGAGGCGAAGAGGCAGGCGAAGCAACCGAGGCAAGCCCCGCCACAACAAGGCGCGCCACAGGGCGCCCCTGTTGCGAGGCAGTCCCCACAGGACATAGCTGACGGGATTAGAGAAAGGGCGCGGACGCGCCAAGGGAGGGCGGCATGAGTGATTATGCGCCGATGAACAGCCCGGGAGGGAATCCGCATCCCCCAGGGGAACCGCCAAGGGGAGCGCCGGATGTTACCAATCCGACGGCAAAGGCGAGGTCGTTGACCAACCCCTTAGACATGGCAGCGATGAGCAGGGACGTTGGCGACCCCGCGACCACCACGGTGGCCGACGCCTTCAAGAAGGCTTTGGGCGTGGACGTTAACACCGTCTCTGTTGCTGAGTTTTCCGAGATGATGGCGGAAAGAGCGGACCCGAGCCCGCTGAAGAAAGCCAAACGGATGGGCGAGGCGGCTCCTGGGCCAGGAGCAGGTCCACCAGGACCGGCGGCTGGCGGCGAACAGGGGCCCGTGGACATGGAAGGCCTTCTCGGAAGGCTGGGTTGAAGAAACTAAACCCAAAGGAGTAGCTTACGAATATGTTATTTCGGACGATCTCTCCTCTCTGGCAAGAGCCAGATGATCAGGGATCTGCTGAGGCCGCCCCGGTTTCGACTACGGTCGATTCTGGAGAAGTGGCCCAGAGCGGGGAAAGCCCGTTCAGCCATAAGTACACAGGACCAGACGGGAAAGAGCGGACCATCAACTCTCGTTCGCAGCTGAATAACCATCTCGCTCATCTCCACAATCAGGGGATGAAAGCAGCGGACTTTCAGCAACGTGAAGCGGAACTCGCTAAGAGGTCGAAAGACTTCACTGCCTCTTCGCGGCGACAGACAGCTCAGCTTCGGCGGATAAAGGCGGAGCTGGACGCAAAGAATGAGAAGCTCAAACAGCTGCCCAGTGATTTTTGGTCGACAATCGACCAGAAGATAACGGACAGCAGGGGCCCGAAGGGCATCGAAGATCGTGTGACGCAGCTGCTGGAAGGCAAGTTCTCGAAGGTGGACAAGTTTATGTCTGACTACGAGGCGCAGCAGGAGAAGCAGCGGCGGCAAGACGAGTACGATGACATGTTCGAGGAGCTGGCTACCGAGCTAGCGGGAGAACATGCGGATTTCGACGCAGAGCACGCTCGCGAGTTTGCGAGTGAACTTTTGTCGGCCTCCGGGGAACCCGGCGGGTTAATGCGACGAATTATGTCGCTTTCCCACGAACTGCGATCGCGGCCGTCGGCCGCAGTCGCTCAAGATGCTGCGTTGAAGAACGCAGGAGAGAAAGCCCGCGCCAAACTCGCTTCTCCAGGCGGCATGGCGCAATCACGAAGCTCTGGACCGGCCAGCGACTCCAAGGGGAAACCCTCGCTGGAAGCTGCCCGACAAAGAGCCCAAGGGAGAGCCAAAGACGTACTGGAGTAGCCATGAAGGTTTTACATGGCACTCTCAATCACTGGCATTAACGCTGTCAGTCACGAGGAGTTTGATGACACGATTCGGATGATTGTCTATGACAGTCACCCGCTACTGAACGAACTCAACCGTAGAGACAGCGTCGTGCCCGGTGGTGTGAACTACCAGTTTCCGATCCGCTATCAAAAGCTGGGTCGGGCAGATGCGATCACTACTGATACGCAGCTGAACTACACTCGGAAGATCACGCGCACCGCTGGCACGATCAACTGGAAGACCTACTCGGTCGACCAGCTGATGACTTTCGACGAGCGGATCAAGAACGCCGAGGGTCCGAATCAGATCATCGACCTCCTCGCTGACAAGGCGAAGGAAATGGCCGAGGACTATTCGGATCGTCTCGCGACTGATCTGATGACGACCAACCCCAACGGCAACGGGTTCGACTCGCTGGACGACATCGTCTCGGCGACGGCGACCTACGCCAACATCGCAGTAGCAGATGCTTCTGCGTGGCAGGCGGGACGGGTTGACTCATCCACGACAAAGCTGGAGCTGTCTGGCTCTGGTTCTCTTGGGATCTCGATGTCGGCTTCTACGTTCGGCAACGACAAGCCCAACTTCCACGTCACCACCCGTGACCTGAAAGACAAGTTTGAATCGTTGCTGGAGCCCCAGAAGCGTTACACGGCAAGCGAAGACCTCGCCTCGGCGGGCTTCGACAACGTGGCGTACAAGGGCGACCCAGTGGTCGGCGATTCTTATACCACGGACGGCTATTGGTATGGCCTCGATCTGAAAAGTCTGAAACTTGCTTATCACAA